AGTTATAATAGCTAAAATCGTGGAATAATATTTTATGGCAGTAAATACTAATAAACGTATACCAATAAAGCATATACGAGACAAAGCTAAAAGCGCATATGAAAAGCAATCTCACTGCTATATTTGTGAAAGCCAAAAAGAACTTGAATTACATCATCTACACAGCCTTACATATTTATTAGAAGCGTGGGTAAATAAAAAAGGTTATGATATTAGTACTGATGAAAAAGTTCTAGCAATTCGTGATGAGTTTATTGCAGAGCACCGTGTGGAAATATATGATCTAGTTTTTACCTTGTGTAACAAACATCATGTACAACTGCATGGAATTTATGGTAAATCACCAATACCTAGCTCTGTACCTAAACAACAGCAATGGATAGAATTGCAGCGTAATAAATATTTAAGTGGTCAGCAAGATTTTCGTGGTAGTAGCTATGGCTCCTATTTTGCACAGTTCACAGGGGACTTAGATGGTACTAGAAAGATTACGTGAGTGGGTAGTTGAAAAACTAAATCCTGCTCAAATACGCATTAGTGAAGGGGAGGGTAGTAGTGTAGGTAGTACACAGCCTATAAGCTATAGATTCTACTTTCGTGATATAGACTGTGTAAACACTAGTGTTAACAAGGTAGTTGCCGCTTGCGCTAGCCTTGATTACGATATAAAAGACAAACAACATGAAGGTGTAATAGCTGGATTACGTCAAAAGACCCTAAACACACTACTTAACTTTAGACCAAATCCCTATCAGAGTGCACAGGAGTTTCGCCGCAGTTTATTCACAGATTTCTTATTAGACGGCAATGCCTTTGTGCATTTTGATGGTACATTTATGTATCACCTGCCAGCAGAAAATGTGGAAATATTAACTGACAGCAAAACGTTTATTAGTGGCTATAAGTATAATGGCGAAATTTTGTTCCGCGAGAGTGAAGTATTCTACTTTCGTGATGTAAATTCGGAGAGTATCTATCGCGGGCAGAGCAGGTTATCGGCTGCGCGTCAAAGTATAGATACACTATGGAACATGCACGAGTTTCAGCAAAACTTCTTTAAAAATGGTGCTATATTTGGCATGGCACTAACCACAGAAAATACACTGTCACAAGCTGCTAAAGAAAAAACCTATCAGTACTGGGCACAGCGATATAATCCGCGCAGTGGTGGACGTCGCCCAATTATCCTAGATAGTGGGTTAAAGCCTGTTAAATTGCAGGACAATGACTTTCAAGACCTAGACTTTGACAAAGCTATTGCACGTCACAGCGAGCGCGTAATGACAACCATAGGTGTACCGCCTATATTATTGCAGGGTGGTAACAATGCTAACATTGCCCCTAATCTTAAACTATTTTACCTGGAAACTGTACTGCCAATCGTTAGGTTATATGTTTCCGCAGTGGAAAGATATTTTGGATATGACGTGGCAGAAGTAACCAATAATGTTAGTGCACTACAGCCAGAATTAAAAGACGTAGCAGCTTATCATAGCACACTAGTTAATGGCGGCGTTATAACTCCTAACGAAGCCCGTATAGAATTACGGTATCCAACCATAGCTGGAAATGATACCCTAAGAATACCTGCTAACATTGCAGGTTCAGCAGCCAATCCATCAGAGGGTGGTAGGCCTAGCAACTAAGAGGAGTAAGATGGATATAAAAAACAAAGTACTCTATTTTGACAGCAAGTTTACTGCCAAGGCTGCCGGCGAGGACGATGACAGTATCATGATTGAAGGTTATGCTTCTACTAATGATCGGGATCGTCAAGGCGATGTAGTGCCAGCAGGAGTTTGGAAGTCAGGTATGGTAAACTACCTGAAGAATCCAATCATCTTAGCATATCATAATCACACAATGCCAATTGGCAAAATGGTTGATTATAAAGCTGATGAGCATGGACTGTGGATTAAAGCACAGATTCCCAGTGAAGTTGGCGATATTTACAAGTTGATCAAAAAGGGTATATTAAGCGCATTTAGTATTGGGTTTAGGGTCAAAGATGCTGAGTATGAGCAGGCCAGTGAAACCTTTATGATTAAAGATCTAGAACTACACGAAATCAGTGTAGTTAGTGTACCTGCAAATCAAAACACACTATTTAGTTTAGCCAAGGCATTTGATAGTGCCCAAGAGTTCGAGTTATTTAAACAGCAATTTGCAGATGTTAGCGAATCAGCTAAAGGGCTAGAGTCCTCTACAAACGCAAATAGCGAAACCAAAAAGGAATGGAACATGGATCCAAAAGAGTTAGAAAAATTATTGGCCGACGCTGCTGCTAAGGCTGCTGCTGAAACAGCACGTGCTGTTGTAGAGGCTCAAACTAAAGCTGCTGAAGAAGCGCAGCGTAAAGCTGATGAAGAAGCACAGCTACAAGCTAAAATTAAGGCTGCTGTTAGCGCAGTTCAAACAGTTGACACAGGTGCAGAAAAGCTATTAGCTGAAGTTGAAAAGCGCTTAGCCGAGCAAGCTGAAAGCCACAAGAGCGCCCTAGAAGGCCTAGAGAGTGCACTACGTGAGAAAGCTGCTGAGTTGGAAGCTATTCAAAAGAGCCGTATGCAGTTTAGTGATGTTAAGAGCAGCGACGGTGGTGCTACATACGCAGAAAAAGAAGCAGCTGTATTTATCAGCAAGATCACTAAAAAGCCTATCGAAGAAACCAAGTATGCCAAGAGCCTAGTACAAAAGTACGCTAGTGGTGGTACAGCTGGTGCTGCAGGTAGCGGCGGTGGAGCAGGTGGTGCAGTTCGCCTACCAAGTCAAACTTGGGAATTAGAAGTTAGTACCAACATGGAAAACGAGATTCGTCGTCAGCTAGTTGTTGCTGGTACAATCCGTCAGATCAACATGCCACAGCCTTTCATGAAGCTGCCTATCAATCCAGATGCTGGTGCAGATGCAACCTGGGTAGCAAACAGTGATTTTGGTGCTGCAGCTAGCAGTGGTACAGCTCGCACACATGCGCTCAAAGACATTGAGATCAGCAGCGCTAAGCTAGCTACCAAAGAGTACATCGCCTTTGAAGAAGAGGAAGATGGTCTTATTGCCCTAGTACCTATCATCCGCGATGCAATCACACGTCGTATGGCTAAGACACTAGACAAGTCTATGCTCCTAGGTAATGACGTTGGTGCTACAACATATGCGGCTGGTATCAATGGTCTAGCATTTTATGATGGTAGCGCTACAAGCAGCCCAACAGTTGCAGTTGGTGGTACTGGAGCAACAGGATTTACATTTGCTAAATTCCAGGCTGCTCGTCGTGCATTAGGTGTTTGGGGCTTAGAGCCTAGCGAATTAATCTGCTTTGTTAGCCAAGCAGCATATTATGATCTACTAGAAGATGCTACTTTCCAAAGCACAGACAAGATTAGTGAGTCACGTAACACACTAATTACTGGTCAAGTTGGACTAATCGCCCAAACTCCAGTTGTTGTTAGCGCACAAATGACAGGTGCAGCTGCTAACGATGCACTAGCCGTTATAGTTAACCCACGCAACTTTGTTGTTGGTAATCATCGTGCAATGCGTATTGACACAGATGACGAAGTTATCAATCAGCGTCGTGTTATCGTTGCTAGTATGCGTATCGCTATGAGCCGCTTAACAAGCAATGAAGGTAGTGGTGTTGTAACAGTTCGTTACGTTTAATTAAACTTAGGCAGGGTTCATACGAGCCCTGTCTCTAAAGCCTGATCTAGCAGGTTTTAGAGACACAGGAGGATTTATGGCTGACCTAATTACTAGAACAGATTATAAAAAATATCTTGGTATTACTACTAATAATAGGGACGCTGAAATTGACCTGCTAATTCCAAAAATTAGCCAGCTTATTAAAACCTATTGTCGCAGAACTTTTGTTGATTATTATAACGATTTAAAAACAGAGGTTTATAATGGTGGATTCAATAAAATCCTATTACAAGAAACCCCTGTAGTAACTATAGATAGTTTTAGCATAAGCACAGACTATGGTCAGACTTATACTGCCCTAACAGAGTTTACCGATTATGTACTAGACGGTGATATATTAGTTTCATTAAATTCATATGGTTTTCGCGAGTATTTACGTGGTTATCAAATTGTATATTATGGTGGTTATGATACTGTACCAGAAGATTTACAATTAGCTGCATTTGATCTGCTAGAATATTATACAAAAAATAACAGCGCTGTGCATGTAAATCGTGACGTAACTCCAAACGTAACGCAAATACAGTATGTTGCTAGTACAAATTTTCCAGCACATATTAAGCGGGTATTGGATCAGTATATTGCGGATTATGCGTAATGAGTATAGCTCAGTTTTCACCAATACTGCGAGCGCGTATAATTGACATTTATGGTGATAAGAATAATAAAGTAGACCTAGCTAGTTTTAAGAAATTAACTAGAAAAGAATTGTTTAAGGCAGTAATAGATACTAAGGATATT